GGATCTGCGTTAGTGAAGTGATTGCTGTATTCCGTACCGGGCCACCATCCGTCGATGATAGCATCACTTACCCAATCAATCTCAGTCTCAAGATGCGGCTTAGCTTCGATGATGTTCTCGTTAAGCACGAAAGCCAAATTGTCCTGCTGGTACCCGGCTTTGGGATACCCCAGGAATATGCGTTTGTCAATAGCAGAGAAGTCGTCGTTCCACGCACTCTGCTCGACATAGTCAAACGGTATGTCGCGAGCTAGCTTGTTTATGTGATCCCCACAGTCCTGTTTGTCGACTGCTCGGATGAACTCAGCGAAGAAATTGGTGTTTTCTGCTTGCCCGTCAAATGCGTAACCAGGTAGCATTTCGATGCCGCTCAACGCAGGATACACATCAACGCCAAGGTTACCATTTTCGTAGCTCTGTAGATGTGTCCATATCTTCTGAACAATCTCGAACGGATCGACCGCTAGCGGGTTCCAATTCTCAAGCCACGGTATGCCATCTGGATATGCCCCAAAGCCTTTCGCTTCTACATTGATGATCCCAGTTTTCTTATCAACCTCAGACGGCTGCATTATCCCGCTAGCCCAAATCCGACGTTCGCCTTGAACCAACTTCTCAACGTGTATCCATTGCGCATATGGTCGAAAGTAGATGCCTTGCGCGCTGTAGTCTTTGGGGTTGACTTTGCCATTGATTACACATCCGCCACTTAAAGCACGCAGTATCTTTGACTCAGTCATAATCAGATCCCGCGACAGGATCTCACCAGTATGAGCCTGTTCCACGATGAATCTGAAGCGGTCCTCATCATACGACATTGTATGCCTCGCGCCACATAAAATACAGGTGACTATCGACAGTCGTACCGGTAGCAGTCCAGCTAATTGGTATCTCATCGCCGGCCAGGAATTTGATCTGGTCTAGGTACTTGGTTGCGCCTATAACCTGGGCGCGCCAATTGAAACCCTCAGTATCAACTACGCGCCGTTGCCACGGGTAACTGGAGACCTCCAATATAACACCCGGGTTGACAGTCACGTTGAGTTCAATAGTGTTGCCACCGTAGGTGATTATTGGATGCGTAGCCGGTCCATAGACGAGAACCCTCACCCACGAGTCCGCATCCCCGTCATCGCGAGCTGCAAGCTCGGCTGGGGCGTCGGGAGCTATCGGACCGATGTAGAACTCTGTATCATTATGGGCGTAGGTATCGGCGCGACGGAACTCAGCTTGGACATCAATCCACAAGGTATTGTCGTTGTACCTAGGCGCATATACGAACTTCCCAGGCCGGCCATAAATGCGTCGTACTACCCCAAATCCGTCGCAGCAAAGCAACGGCTTTGTCGCACCCCAAAATGGGCGAACGTCGTTGCCTTTCCATTCCTTTGCTAGTTGGGGCAAAAGGCTACCGCGAGCGGCAAACAGATCGTCAAATACCGGCATAACGGTGCTGAAGTCGGCCATGCTTTCTAACACGAAATTCTCGAGCACGGCCATCGTAAAGACAAGCGATCCAGGGGCCAAAGTGTCTATGCCAAAACGGTTTTCATCGGTACGCTCAACTTGGAAGTCTTGGTTATTGACCTGGTATGGCTGAGGCTCCACTTTGCTAATTGGTATCTGAGTGTTACGACCAAATACAACCGAACCCAATTGATACTGGTACGGAGACAAACCCATTAGTCAACTCCCGCCACTGAAGTCGTCGCGGCACCGGAGCTAACGAGCCACATTGTGTCGCTTACAAGATTCTTTGGGTCGGTCCCTGGCCCGGTGTAGATGTTGACTTGAGTCTGCTGCGGTCCTGGCCCAGGCCGATTACCACCATACGATCTAGCCAACCAATCTGGCAGATTCTTGGTCTCTTTCATCTCTGGGTTCTCCTGGCTATAAGCGAGGATGTCTCCAGTTTGAGTATTGAGCAACATACGGACATTGCCGCCAAGAGGACCAGTCTCGGGACCACCAAGCATATACCCGGCGAATATAGCGCCGTACTTCGTGAGCATCGCGTAGCCCTGCTGGGTAAGGTCAATCGCGGCATTAGTAACCGTTAAAGCAGCACTAACGATAGCGGCGATAGCCGATGCTGCCTGTAAACCTGCTGCGGCTTGCTCACCACCTACTGCACCACCCATGCCAGCCAAACCACCAGCGAAGCTGAGCGAACTGCTTACAAGTTGGGCTATATCTGCCGCCGTCGTGATGAACGTCTGGATATTGTCGATCACCTTGTTAATATCGTCTGTACTGGCGATACCACGCACAAGTTGAGCGGTAAGTTCAGCAGTCGCGGTGATGTTCTGAATGATGTCATCAAACACCTTGAACGCTTGACCAGCGATGCTGCTTATGCCTGAACCAATACTACTTATCATGTCCATCGGAGTCTGGCCCTGAGCACCTTGAGCAGGAGCTTCACCCGGTGGTTGCGCAGGCGCTTGTGGCGACACTTGACCGGGCGGCACATACGTCGGTGGCGGGGTACCAGGTTGCGGAGGAGCAGCTAAAGTGGGCGCAGCAGAACCAGGCACGTTCGGCACGTTCGCCACTGGGCCAGGCGCTGCCGAGTAGAAGATATCTGGTACAGTATCTGGGATCCCATGAGCTTGCCGAACATCCATAGGGATTGGCTTTTTGGGGTCCCAACCAGCCGGCAATCGCATCCAATCACTATCGGATGGCGGCAAATTAATAGTCTGCGGATATGGCCCTTGAGCTGGTGGAGCTGGCTGCCCAGGCGCGCCAGGAGCCGGAGGTGGCGGTGCGGTTGGAGCTTGTCCAACTACGGGCACCGCACTTCCATCTGCCGCGACCAAAATGGGTGGTACGTCCGTCGCCCAATGAACGTGAGCGTTTGGTCCCAGATCGGCATGCTGAGGGAATTGGTTAACGCCATTCTTATCGAAGTATGCCTGAGTACCTGGCTGATCTACAATCTGCCCGCCGGCGATGGCCCAGCGCTTTTCACCTGCGCCGCCTTCACCCGCAGCGTGGATCAATTCCAGAGTTTGGCCACGCAAATTGGTAGCAACAAACTCAGCGAACTTGTCCATGTCCTCGGGTTTGCCGAACAAGTCAAACGCGAAGCCAGCCGAGTGTAGGCCACCAGACGCTTTCGGATCAGTGCTTACCTGAAGGCCAAACATATTCGCAAGATCGAATATGGTCTGAGGAACGCCAGCTACTGGGCCCTTGGTATAGCCGAAACTGGTACCAGGCGCATACAATGGCTTCAATCCAGCAGCGGCTACAGCATTAGCAGTCGTCCCTTGTAGCGGGATATTGGCTCTGGTAGCCGGGTTCTGCGCAAACCGCTCCTCCTGAGAGCGAGGCGCAACTTGGGGTCCAGGCGGTGCTGCCGGCGCAGCGAAACCAGGGGAGTGCGGCAAATTGTAATTGCCCGGGTCAACTCCCCAATTCTCGTAAGTGCGTATATCGGCTTGCTGCTGCGGAGTGAGTTGATCCCAAGGCTTTACGCCAGCAGCCGGAGGTGCGGCTGGAGCCGCAGGAGGAGCACCAGCTTTTGGATACTCCTCTGGACCTCGTACACGGTTCGGTGGAGGTGGTGTCGGTTTGACTGGCGCAAATACCTCAAGAGGGTTAGTAGCTGGTGGTGCGCCAGGTGGCGCTCCAGGAGCTGCTGGCGCACCTGGGGCCAATGGACCAGCAGGAGCCGGACCACCTGGCGGCGCAGCATTACCTTGCGGATTATCTTTTGTTACACCTTGAGCACGATACTGGTTGGCGTATCCCATGAAAACATCCCACGGGAAATTGGGACCAGGATCAGTATGGCCATCTGTTGGGTAACCGGCAGCGGTCGCCCAGTCGTGGCCGCCAATACCAGAAGCGTTTCTGTCCTTGTTGCCTTCAATGTTCTCAAGTGGAACGCCGCTAGTAGCAGCCAGATACGCAGCATTCCGCAAAGCCTCAGGGTGAGCTAGCCACTGTTCTCTCGTCCATTTGACAGTAGAGCCAGCAATTACGGTATTGATCGCTCGTTGGTTTACTCCACCAGTCCCGACAGAACCAGTTTGCGGAGGAACGGCTTGGATGATTTGGCCGGTAGTCGGATCGATGTAGTTGTTGTAGGAATACTGACCACTAGCAGCCATCGACGACGATAGCTGCGCCGCGGTGCTTGTGCCTTCCTCAGTGTGCATCAAGAACAGATCTGGCGCTTTACCGCCACGAGAGGTTGTAGCTATACCGGGCAGATTAGGAGTCTGAACCTGCGGGATTGGGAGCCAACCACCACCCTGAACGGCTGGAGGTGGCGGACCACCTGGCGACGGAGGAGTCACACCGGCTGGAGGCGCAGGAGCTGCTCCACCAGTAACTTGATTGTATAGCTCAGCAGCAGTTTGCTGATTCTGCTGTCTCTGGATCTCAGTCAAATACGCCTGTCGACCACCAGCGTATGCTGCTTCCGCACTTGGCCGACCTGGCGCCTGCTGAAGCCAGAAGATATTTTTCCAGATATCGCCTTGCGTACCGCCGTGCTCGCCTAGCCTCTTGAAGAACTCATCAACCTGTTGGTTGGGGTCCATTCTGCCTTTGTAGCCGACATCTTGCTGGAAGATGCCGTACCACTCGTGGTTAGGTGACCAAATGTCTGGGTTAAGTCCAGATTCCTGCGCAGCATCCGAGAGGATCGCTTGAATCTGTTGCGGCGAATAACCCTGCTCTTGACCTCTTGCGATGATACGGCGAGCAACATCTTCACGCGAAGACTTTGTGGTTAGATTAACCAAACCCACATTAGCAGTTGCCGCTGGCGGTGGAGGGGCAGGTGCCCCTGGGGGAGGTGGTGCTGGAGCTGCGGGTGCCGGAGGCGCATTGCCTTGCGGACCTGGGTGAGACGTTCTAGTGGTTGGGCCCATTCCAGGTGCTTCGGGCACCCCGGGTACCTCTTGCTGAGGAGGCCCACCTTGTGGTCCTTGCCCGCCAAGGACGCGCCCATATTCGTCTGGTGCTTGCCCTGGCTCAGGTGGTGCTTGTGGTACGCCTGGGACTTGTTGCTGCTCAGGACCTTTCGGCTTACCGAACAAACCACCACGCTGTGTAAGTGGATTGTTGCCGCCGTTCCACAGATTAGCAACAACTCTCAAGGTGCTAGTGACGATATCAAACACGCCTTTGACTACGTCAAAGGCATTCTTCGCCATATCGCTCCAAGCACTTAGCTCGGTAGTCAAGCCCTCAATCCACTGCTCAAATCCAGATTGGCCGGCTTTACCGCTCCTGCCCTTTACGCCGGCAGATTGGAACTGCGTACCGAGTCCGGTACGGCCACCGCCAAAACCGCTAGCCGCGCTACCGGCTACCTCGTCAGTTGCGGAACCTACCGAGTCAGCGCTAGCCCTTATGCCGGCCGCATATCCCTCGCCCAAATCTTGACCCCACTGTTCCGTGGAGGTCTTTGAAAGTGGACCCTTCTTAGTCGGTGAACCAGGCTTGAGCCAATCTGGTAACATACCACCCACGAAGTCCAGCACTGCCTGTAGCCCATTTTCAGCAGCGTGGCGGATACCATCTGCGAAGTTGGTGATGAGCTTGGAACCCCAATCCCAGGCTTTACCGGGCAATTCGGAGAAGAATTTGCTGATGTTGTCGATATATCTGCTGATAGTCTCTACAACACTCTTCCAAGCTCGCTTGACGCCTTCAACCAAGCTTTCCCACATATGGACAAACTCTTTGGCTATCCACGAACCAAATTCCTTGAGCTTTGCCCATACCTCGCCGGCAATGCGCTTGACATCGTCCCAGTGCTTGTACAGGTAAATTGAAGCAACTACTAGCAATCCGATAGCTACCACTACGCCAGCAACAACAGCCACCACGGTGCCTAGGCCAACCCCAAGTACAGCAGCCACGCCGGCCAAAGCGGTGATTGCTCCTATGACAGTCGGTATCACCGTCGCTAGCACCGAGAATGTCGCCGCCAATCCGGCAATAGTCTCTATCTCAGTCGGCGTCAACTTGCTTAGCACGCTAGCAAGCGCACTAGCCAAACTTGTAAGTGCCGGAGCCAAATCCTTCGCGATGTCTGCGAAGTCTTTCAACAACCCTGGGATCTGCGGCCCAAGAGTCTGTACAATCTGAACCAAGACCTGACCCAAAGTGGTAAGGAACTGGTTAAGCGCAGGAGCTGATGCGACTAGCTGTGGACCCAGTTCCTTCAAAGCGTCAGCAAACGACTGGAAGAACGCACCAAGGCCGGGACCAATAGCCGTGCCCAGTTTGAGCAGAGTATTGAATATGGTCCCTATACCACCAGCTACGGTGCGGAGGATTGGCCCAAGAGTCTCAGCAGCTGCCGACAGATTGCTAAAGAACTCCTGTAGCGTCTTTTTGCCTTCAACACTTTCAGTCCAAGCACGGAACTCAGCGGCAAGCTTCTGGATGAACCCAAGGAAACCACCGGCCTGTTCGCCGATATTGAAGATGTTCCCGAGAGCTATGCCGACGTTCTTCATTATGTCGAACAACTGGCCAAGAGCGTTGATCCCAGTTTGAATCCAACGCTGTAGATCACCATTCCTAGCCGCAGTTTGAACCCAATTATTAAACTCGTTAGCAACGGCGGTAATTGCGGCGCCAAGCTGAGTAAAGAACGTCGACCCGACCGTGGTCAAAGTGGTCATGGCGTTGAGGAATGGTGTCATCGCCGGCATCAACGATCGCAAGCCTTCAGCGACGTTGTGGATGAAGATACCAATCGACTTCATCGTTTCTGGCATCTGTAGCCAGACAGCAAATTGGTGGCCGGCCTGGCCGATTACATTCGCAACCTCACGCAGACCATTCATCAAGAGCGGTAGCAGATTGAAGACTAGCGGCTGTATATCAGCGAGTATCGGCTCAAATAGTCCTTGTTGGATGACCTGCTGCGCTCCGCGAAATGCGCCCGTAAATGCTTGGAGTTGGCGCATAACCTGCTGCGCGGCTGGCGCCATTTTGCTTAACGACTGAGTGAACTTCTCAGGGTCCTCAATGTTCTTAAAGGCATCGCTTACACCATCGGTAGCAATAGCCAAAGCGCCAAATACGGTGACGACACCACCGACAGCTGCCGGTAGCAAAAGCAAAGCACCAGATAGCTCTACGACTGCGGATGCCGTCCCCAATATGCCTTGGATACCGCCACCACCGAGCAAACCGAGAGCGCCGCCAGCAGCTAACCCGCCAGCGCCATAAGCTGCCCCCTTGGCCATTATCCCCAGGAAATTGGTGACGGATTTGCTCATCTTGTCGACAGATCCGCTGATGTCGTCGGCTGTCTTCTTGTAGTCCTTGAGGTGGCTGGTCGACTTCTCCAGTGTGGTATTGTGTTGGTCTAGCGTTCTGGTGAATCTGGCGACAGCGTCGGTGTTTCCGGCTACCTCGTGGCTAACTGCTCGTTCAGCTTCAGACAAACGCTTGGCAGCTTGGAGGTGTTCACCAATCGCTTTGCGCCGCTCAGCATCAGCTCTGTTCTGTTGCTCAATCGTCGCCGTGCTATCTGCCATGACGCGACGATATTCAGATTCGGCTTGCTTCCTTCTGTTAGCAGCCGCTACAGCCTCGTTGGATCTGCGATTACGTTCCTGCTCCACTCTCGACAGTTGCTCTGTCGAAGTGGTTAGGTGATCAGTTTCGTCCCTAACGCCAGTGATTGCCTCTTTGGCGCGATCAGCTTCGCGGACATCCGCGGTGATGACAATTTCGCCATGTGCCCTGCCGAGATTGTAGTCAGGCATTGGCCATTACACCGCCTTCGACCCACAGAATCTCGTCTTTGACCTCTTCATCCTTTTTGACACGGCGCTTCAAAGTGGGGCCTGCTACATCCTCGGTGCCCTCCAAAGTGCGTCTAGTACCGACAGCACCGGTAGCGAACGGATCTGCAAATCCGGCTGTAGAGGTCTCCATATCGTCGCCCATACACCGAGCAAACGCTCTAGCCCGGTTTGAACGTGCGAACATGGCGTTGCTAGCACGATTCTCGGCTTCAGACATCTCGCCCTCTACATACTTACCAAACAGAAATATCCCTCTGTCAAAGCAGAATCCTGCTGCGCCGGCCACTCCATAAAGCTCGCTAGGTGCTTTGCTGAACGCCTGGGACATTAGCCAGGCTTCCCATGCCTTCCGCTTGGTCCCAAAGACTTTTCAAGTCATCCATACTGCGGCCAAAGGCAGCCCCGAAAATGTACATCCTTTCCATCATCGGGATATTTTCAACCGGTATGGTCGCAACGAAATTGGGGTTGCTCCAATCCTTTTCCGTCCCGATGTCAACCAATTCCTCGTCATCGGTAACACGCGGCTTGATGGTGGCAGCCATTACGATCTTGTCGATAGCCTGAAGCATTTTCATGAGAGCCTCAGGGTTCTCAGTCATTGCTTCCTTCATCTTCAAAGAGCGTTCCTCGTCGTTCATATCGCCCATCAGCATAGGCGTGAACGTGTCGAGGTACTCCATCAGATTGAGCCTGAACAGATCTTCGCGCTCTAGTCGCATCAGCCGACATAGCTGCCCACTGGGTAGAGTCAAGTCAAATTCGACTCTGGACTTGGTTTGCCACCCTGTGGGAGCGTACGGATTTGCCGGCGGTTTGGGCGGTAGCGTATCAGCCACGTGAATGGGCTCGGCTATACCACTTACATCCGGCTCATCGCCGGTAGCATGTCGTGTCGCCTTCACCGGTTCATCGACGGGTTCACTTTGAACACGTGATGCTCCAGCCCTACGTCGCGGCTGCGCGCTACCCAAACCAACATCAGTCATTTTCGGCCTCCTACGGACTCATTGACTTTGACTCTGTCTATAGAGTCAACACATTCACCGGCGTAGAGAAGTCGCCGGTCACTCCATTGACCGTAGCGGCCACACGGAACTGGTACTGGGTAGCCGTCGTGAGCGCTGTCTGCGTAACAGTCGTTGCCGGCGGAGTTGCGCTAGGCGGCGTACCAGGCGACCACGTCACACCGCTGTCGATTGACTTCTCAACCGGATATGCGGTAGCACCAGGCACATCATCCCAGTTCAGGACGGCAGTAGTGGTGGTCACCGTGCCGATCTGGACGTTCATCGGGATTGGAGTCGGGTTCGGCTCAGGCGTGGATGACAGCGGGCTGTCGGTCTCATTCTGGATGATCTCGTACAGCCACCGGGCTGCGTCATTGACGAGAGGCAGACCAACACCGTCGATAGCGGTCGTCTGGAACGCGCCACCGCGGTGGTCACCCTGGACTCGGCCATTGGCCTTGGCGCGATAGATACGCGCCACGACGTTGCCGCCGCTGTCGGAGATTACGCGGCCATCGATGCGGAAGTACGGGCGGATGTCGTCGCCGGATTTGCGGACGCGCACGCGACGGTTGGGCGTTACACCCTCTTCAATCACGCGAGCGCCAGACACGATCGACCACGGCTTGACGGGTAGCCCGCCAGCTTCAAGGCTCCAGTCGACCTGGGGACCACGACCGTGGACGGCCACGAGGACATCGTCGCCACGTAGCTCGTCATATTGCTCTGTCTCGGAGAAGCCCAGAGTCATGGCGACCGGAAGTGGGTAGCTGACCGTGCTAAGCACCGTTCCTTGGGCATCTGTATACGGCGTCAGCATGATCTGGCGGATACCGTAAGGCAGAGCATTCGGCAAGTTAGGCATTTCGGAATTTCCTTCCTGGATCCTGATAGGTGACAGTGTCCACTAGCTCACCGGTCTCCAGGCTGTAGTAGTGGAACACAGCTACAGCCCTGCCTTTGGTGCAATGAAATTGATGACATTTTGACTCAAGACAACGTTGCCCATGGTGCACTTTGAGCACCCCGTGGAGTGTGCCTGAACACCGCAATTCCACTGGGAACTCATCAGATACATCGGGCATCGCCATTTACTCGTCGACCACCTGAACCAAATTGCCGTCGCCGTCGTAGTCAACCTCCAGGAAGCTATGCGCTCCGTTCGGCTGTAGATCGTCGATCAGCACGTAGTCAAGTTGCTCGTCGGAGAACAGGCTGTCCTCCAGAATGAAGTCGTTCTTGATGTCCCAGACATGCGGAGCCTTGCCCGGCTCAATCGAAAGTGACTTCCAGTCCGGCACCGATATGGTGCGCTGGGACGCCGCACCAACGTATTTGACGAACGGACCTTCACGCCGCTTCTTCTCCACGCGCCTGCGACGTGAACCTGGAGGCAAGTTACCAGTTTGCTCGCTGGGCGGTTCGATCTTCGGCGCGGGTGCTGGAGCGGTAGCCTTCGCAGCTGCTTCTGCCATTTCCATACCTTCCTATGATGCTGTTACTCGGCTGAGCACTCTGTAACTGGCGGATCGACAAATCGTTTGGTAGCCATCATCCCTGAGATCGCGAGAATGCCCCTCCGGTTCAATTACCGAAACTGACCTACCATCGCCACCAGCCATGTCTACAATCTCGACCAGAATGCGATCCAGGATGTCAATCACGTCATCGATCCGAACAAAGTCAGTCGAGAACTCACGATACATGTGTACCCAAATTGTCAGGTGCCATGGCCCACGAGCAATTTGGGAATCGTCGCCACGGAACGTGACATCCTGCTGCTCCCAACGGAGTACCATGAACATCTTATCACTCGGGCGCTGCTCGCCATCATACCCGACAAGCACGCTATCGGTATCGAACCCTAGTGCTATCAAATCAGGTTCGTTCACGATAGCATCATACACCACTGCCCTAGACACGCCGGCCACCGCCTCTATTCCTGCCCGTCTTACGGGTACGAACTGAAGCACGCTTAGCGGTTTTGACGCCTTGGGCACCGGGGTGTGTCGACACTTTGGGGAACAGATTCGGGGCAGGAGCATCGCCTGGATGGTTGAGGAGTCCCTCCAGAGCCTTCATCAAATCTCTACCGACAGGCACGAGAGTGGGCATGATAACCGGTCGCCCACCTTTTGTTTCGCGCTTGATCTCCAACCAGATTCCGTATGAAACCTTATGGCTGAACAGGATACTGTGCTGTTGAATTTGACCAACGTTCTTGTGCTTGGTAGCTGTAAACAATCCACTACGCGCATTCGTCGTCTTGTCGTACCACGGTGCTTGCTTCTTCATTCTGTCTTCACCGTAGTCACTGGCATAGTCGACAGTGAGCGTAATGGTCTTCTCAATTTGCTCTGGCAGCAGCTCTAGATTGCGGTCGAGCTCAATTGAGTCGAACTTGAATTCAGACACCGATCACCCCAGAGCCTTGGTCAATCTCTTCTGTAGCTCTGCTTTGGTCCCGGTAGTTGGCTGATCCAAACCACGCAGCTCATCCTTGAGTTCCTCGACGGTGAGTTCCTCAACGTCAACTTCCTCAACGACTTCCTGCGTTGCTGGCGCAGCATTGACCGACTCCACTACCGGGTAGACTGGCCCGGTAGCAAACTGATCCGTAGCGAAATTGGCCGGCTGTCGCGGGACTGATGCTGACTTGTTCGCATCCTCCTCCGGCCTGTACCCCTCTGACTCTTGATATTCCTTGTCGAACCGACGATCATTTTCCTCAATGCGCCAGTCCATGGACATCTCGTGAAGCCACTCCTTGTCCTCATCCGAGAGTGGCTTCTCAAAGTCAATTTCACGACTCATCGCGTAGCTCCTGACAGCGTGTATGCCGACGGCGCTGCGTAGTTGCCAGACGCCTTGACCTGTAGGATCACGGCACCGGTCCTGCGACGGATACCAGTACCAAATCCGTGGACGTAGTAGCCGTCCACAAGCGGATACCTCTGCTGGTTACCCGGCAACAGTTTAAGACCCCGCCAGGCGGCAGAGGAATGCTCGCGCACGCCGACGATGTTCTCGTCGGTATTGACGCCACCTGTCGACATGAACAGCACGTAGCCGGGAGGCATCAGCGGCTCTTCAATGATGATCACGTCCATGTAGGAGCCACTTACACGCAGCCCGTTCCACGTTGACGGAGCCTGACCACCGAGCAGACCTTCCGCGTTGCCGATGAGCAGCGCAGGTTGGCCGAGAGCCGGCACGAAGTCGAAGTTGGCGGTCACAGATTGGCTAGCAACGCCAAACCGCCACTTCCGCATCTCGTTGACTTCCGCACGGTTGGCGAACGCAACGATCTGAGTGCCCGTGTCCCACCCATAGCCGTGCTCGGTGAGGTGGTTAACTGAGTTCTCAAAGTCACCGGGGTCGATGATCGCGTTACCACTCACGAGATAGTGGTTGTGCGTACCGTCGAAAGTGACACCCTTGTAGCTGGGCGGTACCCAACCATCGGCGTTCGCCAGCGGGTAGACGTTGTACTGAAGCGAATTGATGATCGTCTGCCGACTACGATTGTCGAACAGAGCCTCCATCGTCTTGCGGAACACCAGAGCCTGGTCGGCCTGGATCGCCTTGGTATGGATCGCCTCAACTTGCTGCGCCGGTGAGTCCCGCAGGAACTTCCAGGTGTAGCCCAGTTTGAGGTCGTAGTCCTTGTAGGCGTACGCCAGCTGGTAGTAGCTGATGTTCGTGTTTGCTCCACGCGGGATACCGAACTCAGTGGCCTCTTCAAAGTTGAAGTCGCCAATCTGTGGGACAAGTTCGATGTCCGAGAGCACCGGGTATGTAAGCAGGCCAACCATCCCCTGCTTGTGCTCGTTGTAGATCGTGTTCGCATCGATGAACTCTGCCCAGAGCAGATTCAGGTCGACACCATCGATCGTATGGGTGAGGATATCACCCTCGGTCATATAGCCAGAACGGTTGCCCTCACCGCCCCAGATACGGAACTTCAGCGCCATTTTGGTCCTTTCCATTTTCGTTGGGGCAGCTTACGCTGGCAGGCCAGCCTTGACGTTGACTTCCAGCCGGTCAGGTTCAACCGTATGACCAACGTAGTACGTGCCGACGCCACCCGTCGACGTGATTGTTCCGTCGGCCGCAGAGTAGTACTTGGTACCGGCGACACCAAAGTCAACGCCTGGCACCTTGCCGGCATCCGACGGACCAAAGTCGGTGACGCACCCCTGCGTCATCACATCGACGCGAGACACCTCCTTGAGCGGGCCAACGCGGCCTGGCTTCTGCGTCACGACACACACGCCGACGATACCAGTTTGGCCGGCACCCTTGACGAGTTTGCCGGCGCTGTCGATGCCGACTCCAAAAATTTTGCCCAGATCCGCATCGGGCCAATCCACCGCAGGATCTGCGCGGAACCCATTCGCAATCGGGTCATACTTGTCGTAACGGGCCATTTTGATATGTTCCTTTCTGCCCCAATGCCTTACAGCGGCCTGACGGTGGACCCTGGGCCAAACCCAGGTATCTTGTACTTGGCTCCGATTTTGTTCTTGTCAGTTTCACGCTGACGAGCGGAGCCACCAAATGGATGCGATCCGCTGGGCGGGCCAGAACCGCCGCCACCTCCAGCGCCGGCATCTTCACTTTCCTGCTTCTTGACCAAGAGGTATGGCTTCTCTTTGGCGATCCTCTTGAGCTCCATGTCCAGGCCTTCGACCTGCCCAGTTTCGATGTCGAGCCGGATATTGTTCTTGTCGATGAAAATGCGAACAGCTTCGACATCTTCCCAGTCGTACTTGGGGGTGCCGCTCTTGTCCTTGACGCTGCTCTCTTTGATGATCGCGGTGTCGAGGTAACCAGTTTCAACGAACGTCTTGAGCTTGTCGTACTTGCCCTTCAACTCGTCACGTTCGGCAACAACATCCTCGTTCTGCTTTTCCTTCTCCTGGTTTTGCTTGTCGAGGTCGCGTTGAAGCTTGATCCGCAGCTTCTTCTCTGCGTCCAGTTTGGCTTCAAGGTCTTTGACTGGGTCCTCGCCAGCATCTCCACCGGCGTCACCACTATCGCCACCAGAGTCGCCCGAATCTGGGCCAGAATCACCTGACTTGTCGTCGTCTTTACCGGCGTCACCAGACGCATCGTCGCCATCGCCCTCGCCACCAAATATGCGCAGTTTGCCGCGGATCAACGCATCCAGAAAGTCCAATTCACGAACCTGGATCATAATCGGTATCCTACTCTCTGTCAACTCCGGTCGCTCCATTTATGCGGACCTGTATTTACTGTGGTAAAACTCGTCGTAAGCCCCAGATTGAAGCGATGCCGCAAAGTTAGCGAAGTCTGTCATCTCTGGTGTTACGTAACACATACACTGCGGGTGAGGCTTCACCGGCACGTTCGTTTTATCGAAAGTGCCTATGTCTGAGTACTCTTCGCAGAGGTCACCAGGATCTTCCTTGTGTACCTTACTCAGATTCCAACGCACACTTTCGACCCAAGGCTTGTCTTCCATACTACCAATAGACTGAGCGTGGAAAGCGTTATTGATCTCAGTGCGCGCCAATCTGAGCGCTGCGTAACTGACACCGCCTGCCACTTTCGGGGATACGGATTTGCGTGCAATATCCGCAAGTTCGCGCGCGCTTGCTCCACGAGCCAAACTGGAGTTAATATCACGATCCAGCTTCCCCGATGCCAAACTGCCAGCCCGATACACACGCCGACTTAGCGGGTAGGTAGGCGATACGCCGATGACCCGGTTGACCATAGCTTGAATCCCTTGACGCGCCGACTCCTTAAAGGCGGCTTCATTCGCTTTCCGCAAATTGGCATCGGGGAACAGCGCCGCTAGCACTTTCGCATCTTCTTTGATAGCAGCTTCCTCAGCTGCCTGTGCCGCGTCCTGCTGGCCTTTGCCGATAACCGGTACAAATCCGCGGAACAAATCGTTGATGATCTTGCGTAGCTCCTTGCGAGCCAGATTGATTTGATATCGCCGGGTACGTTCGCCAATCTTCACCGTCCCCAAGTTGTCGAAAGCGTGGTCTGCGTCAATGGCCGCCATTTCAAGAGCGTCAATTACGACCTTATCATACACTCTTTGAACGCCAAGATACCGCAACAGCCAATTTGAACGTTGTTGCTCATCCTTAAGCGGGCTGGTCAATTAGCACCGCCTCGAACTCGTGCACATCTGTCGCGGTAACAATGAGGTAGTTGAATCTGAAGCCGTGCTCAAGCAGCAGTTTGATACAGGGCAAGTCATCAGCGCTGGGCCCTTGTAACCCGCCAGGGTGCGAATGCCAGATTGTAGCAATACTAACGTCGTGGAGGTCAATCTCCATATCAAACCCACGCCTGCGGTCCCCACTGTAGGTGTTTGGGTATTCGACAAT